CCTAGAGGCCCCCCCGCGGTGCAAATCGCGTGGTAACGTGGGTAAATTCCCACGCCCGCCTTCACATTGCCAGGGGACACTGCTTCCAACAGTGTATTCTTCTGCAGTGTCCCCGATCCGGCTGACACCGGACCATCCGAAAGGAACAGGAAAATGGCCTTCGTAATCAGTGAACGTCTCCTCGACACCCCAGATGAAATCTTCTCTGGGACTGTCGCTAAGGGAGACCCCACCGTTTACGGGGCCGGCTCGTCCATCGCGATTGGAAATCGCGATCTGCAGGTGACGTACTCGTATCGTACCGAAGCAAAGCCTGAAGAAGGCTCTGCCGAGGATTACGAAACGTGGACCGACGTGTCCCGATCTGGGTTCCGTCAGTTCACTTCGATGTACGATCGCGGACACGAGTTTTGGACGTATAGTCGCAGGGTCTCCGGTAAGGAGAACCGAACGATTCGCGTTCCATACTCGTCGAGTTACGACTACTACTTCAAAGGACCCGCGGTATTTAGCGGGCCCGATGGGCAAGAGTCGTACCCAGTCCCCATGATCGAAAGGATGACCCAGGAGATCATCACTGCCGAAGGGCAGCGACTACTCCTCAAGGCATCCCCGATCACACCCGAAGCTTCACTCGGGGCATTCGTAGGTGAACTCCTAGAGAGCCTTCCGGCTTTCATCGGGGTGGGTGCCATGCGCGAGGGCGCGAACATGTACCGGGGCTTAGGCTCCGAATACTTGAACGTGCAATTCGGCTGGAAACCCTTCATCTCCGAAGTGCAGAAGCTCATGAAGGTCGTTTCGACCTCCACAAAGCGGCTTGCACAGCTCCAACGTGATAGCGGACGAGTTGTCCGTCGCAAGTTCTGGGAGAGCGAGCGTGCTCCGGAGATTAATCTCACGGAGTATAGCCCTTATCCAACCCACCTTCGTGGGATGAATAAGACAAACGCTACGACTCTCTTCGGCTTCACGGACTCCAGCAAGCCAGCTACGGTTTACACCCGCGCTTCAGAGAAGTACGGGTTCGCCGGCGCCATGACCTATTATACAGACATCGGAAACGGTGTTCTGGACAACATGGTCGAGTTCCAGAGGAAGGCTGATGCCCTCCTCGGAGCGACGCTGAACCCCACAGTACTGTGGGAGCTGGCACCCTGGTCCTGGCTCGTTGACTGGGTATCCAATGTTGGCGATTCAATCGCCATCTCGGACCAACTAGGCAACGGGCTTGTGCTGCGGTACGGGTACCTCATGCGCGAAACACGCGTAGACACCCTACTGCAGTCCCCGCTTTTGACATACAGGCCCATATCTGGCAGGCCTGGTAGCGGGGGGGAGACATTCCAACTCTCCAACCTTCACCAACAGGTGATGAAAGAGAGAGTTCGAGCAACTCCTTTCGGATTTGCCCTCCAGGTCGACGATTTCTCGGCGACCCAATGGGCAATTCTGGCAGCGCTCGGGATGACCCGAGCGCCAAAGGTCCTCGACTACAGTCGATGGGCCTAGAAGGACGGAACTGTCAGGTTCTGTTCTCAGTCAGGGAGGCCAACAGGTACTCCCTCCGACAAGTCGAAGGATGCACGCAATGGCTCTCGCCGACCCCCAGTCCCTCACCATCGGTGGCACTGCCACCTCGTTCCCTCGTACGGATGGTCCGAACCCCGGCGTTTTCACGTCGGTGGACGGTACCTCGTCCTTTAAGGTGACGCCCCTTAACGGGAAGCGTCACCGTCGGACTGTCCGTCTCGACTTCTCCAAGATCGCTGCTGACCCCCTCACGGCGGTCAACAAGCGTGTTTCGGGTTCCGTTTACGTCGTCGTCGACTTTCCTGTCGACGGTTTTACGACCACGGACCTCGTGAACCAGGTGAAGGCTCTCTCGGACTGGCTTACCGCCAGCACGAACGCCAACACCATCAAGGTTCTCGTCGGAGAGTCGTGATTACTCCAGAGTGGGCCATGCTTGGCATGGTCCTCTATTTCGGAGTGATCGGAGCGGTGGTGTGGACCCGGGGTATTCCCCGGAAGGGTCGGCACTAGAGTCAGAGCTGAGGATCCACGACCACCTTAGAAAGGGGTGGCATGGTGAAAAGCCTGACAGCATTCTCGCAAGAGGTCCTCAAAGATCTTGGGGACCTGTGCGGCGTCTGCACCGCGCGCGACGAACTTACAGTCGCGCGTAGGGTCGAAGAGGAGGGTGAATCGTTTTTGACGATCACCCTCCCGCAGCTCAACAAGGCCTTTCTCAAGGCCCTTGAAGTTGGGCGGTTTGATCCCTCCACTGCACCGTCTTTCAAGGCGCGTGGCAGTCTCCCTGTCTTTCTGCAGGGTTTCTTGGATCAGATCTTCGACAGGTCTACTGGATGCCTTCGTGACATCACACCTCCTTCGGAGGTTGTCAATTGCGTCCGCGCAATCCATCAGTTCACGGCGATGTTTGCCAAGATCAAGATGGACTGCACTCCCGAAAGGGAGCAGGCCGCGTTTGACGCGTTTGTCACGTGTGACGCTGAAGTCCGAGAGTTCGGCGATCGCCTCACTCAAACAGAACTCGATCGCTTCGTGAAGGCGGCGACAGCCATCTTCGGGAC